TAAAATCCAGAAACTGAAGTGAGGAGCCTCGCTATGGAAGAAAAGCTCAGAGCATTTTTAATGCCATACATTGGTCAAGGAGTGCTCAAGAAAGACAAGGTCCTGGAAGAAGATGTAGATAGTCTGGTGCGCTTTGCAGTAAACGATCATGTCGAACAGGAGATCATCGACTACGGCACTGCGCATCCAGAGGTGCCTTTCTGGGACCTGTTCAAGTTGATTCCGCTGCCCACACCGGAGGAATTAGAGACAATGCAGAGGGAGATAGACAACGAACCTGATGACGAGGACTAGCCCATGCCCACGCTTAACCGTGCCGCAGAAAGCCGGGAGCTTGCGCGGCTGATCCAGGCGTTCCTCCGGGCGGAGACGGATATTGTCAATGAAATCGCCCGCCTGCGCCAACGGGGCCTGGTGGACTACCACGCGGAGGCCGCCCTGGAGCGGGTCCAAAGCATTCTCCAGCGCCTGACAGACGAATCCTGGACCTACGCTCCCCGGATGATTGAGCGGGAATTCTACGTCCAGCACCCGGAGGCCCGGAAGCCCCTGGACATCCCGGAGACGGCGGCAAAGCACACTTCCGGCTACGCCAACGCCGCCGCCCTCACCGGGGAGCAGACGGACATCGTCCAGCGGCTTACCATGAACCTCATGGGCGAGATTGACGCCGCTGCGGCCACCGTGACGGCCACCCTGCAAAACGCCCTGATAGGCCGCGTCGAGCCGGATATCTTCCGTCGTGTGGGGCTGGAGCAGGTGATTGCCATGCAGACCACGGGCCGGGGCGCTTACAAGGAGCTTCCCAAGTTCGTCGAAGCCCTTCGGCGGGAGGGAATCACCGCGTTTATCGACAAGGCGGGGCGGCACTGGAGCCTGCACACCTACGGCAGCATGGTCCTGCGGACCACCACCCGGCAGGCGGAGGTGCTGTCGGTGCTCACCCGTGACCCGGAGCATGACCTCTACAAGATAAGCTCCCACAACACTACCTGCAAACTCTGCGCCCCCCTGGAGGGCCGGGTCTACTCCAGAAGCGGCACGGACCCGGACTTCCCGCCCCTGGCGGCAGCGTTCGGGAAGGTGGACCCGGCGGGGCCCGACACGCTGGCCAACTCCTGGCTGAACATCCACCCGAACTGCCTGCACGTCCTCATCGCCTGGACCCCTGCGGGGCGGAGCGAGGAGGAGCTGAAGAAAATCAAGGAGTTCTCCAGCTTTAAGACCAACCCGCCCGACCGGGACCCCAGGACGGAGAAGCAGATCGAGGCCTACCGCCTGAAGGAGCGGGGCCGGGCCAAGTGGCTGGCGGATTACCGGCAGTTCGAGCGGTACCGCCTGACCATCCCCGACGATACGCCCAGGACCTTCGCCGCGTTTCAGCGGCACAAGCAGGCGGATGATGAGAAGTACAAGCGCTGGGAGAAGGAGTACCGAAAAAGAAACCTGGCTCTGGAAAAATTGCGTCTTGAAAGTTTACCGCCCGCAGCGTATACTCAAGACAGGACGGCGGCTGTACGCGCGCTGATTCGTTCGGACCAGATAGAAAAGCGCCTGAATATCGGGCATCAAAACAAACATATTCGGGAATCCGGGATGTATGTTCCCGGAAGGAGCTATCTGTATGGCGGCAAAGACATGGCGCAGAGACTTGTCGATAGATATCACGGCACAGGAGAGCCGATTTTTACCAGAGCAGGGGATTGGGCAAAAAAGGAAGTCGTCTCGCAGGACAGCGTGATCGGTGTCAATATTGATGTACAGACAGGCGAGGAGACAGAGACAACGCGCTTCACAATACACTACGGGAAAAATGGCACACATATTGTACCGGCGAAGGAGAGGGGACAGAATGATGGATTACGCTGAGTTTTACCGCAGGAACGGAGGAAAAAGAGTGCGTGTGGAGATGACGGATGGGGAAACCTTTACGGGGGAGCTGTTTGCCTATCTCTCTGCGTCGGATAATGACCCGGACCCGGAAAGCATTGTGGTTGACCGGACAGAGTTGTTTACCAACGAAATCGGGAAAATCGAGACGCTGCCATGACAGAAAAAGTAATTCATGCCATTGAAACGCTCCTGGAGCGGGGAGAGCGGGTGGAGCTGTGGAAGGGCGCGGGCGGGGAGATCAAGGTCATCCGCGTCCGCCGGGAGACGGTTCCGGTTGGAGGTGCATCTGGTGGCAAAAAATGATTATTCTGCGGACCGGAGAGCCGCCGATTTCCTGAAATCAGTCAAGGAAATCGTGCCGGGCTTTTCATAACGAACCCTGCCCGAAACGGTGGGCGGGAAGGACCGAACGGGGTCGGCTGCCGAGAGATGCTCGGCGGCTGGCCCCGCTTTGTTTTAGGAGGCGAATCATCCGTGATTTTTTACTACGGTACGCAGCTCAGCCCCCACATGGACAAGACCCCGGAGGGCTATCTCATCTGCCGGGACGTGCCTATCGCCCGGACGGGGACGCAGGAATATCTGGCCCGGGAGCTCCAGCTGGACGGCGACCCGGAGCGTCCGGTCACAGTCAACCGCAATCCGGAGGACGTTTTCGCCCCGGCGGCCCTGGCCTCCTTCGAGGGCAAGGACGTGACGGCGGGCCACCCGCCGGAGAACGTGGGCCCGGAGAACTTCGCCAGCTACTCCAAGGGCCACGTCCAGAACGTCCGGCGGTCCGGGGAGTACATCGTGGCGGACCTCATCCTCAAGGACGCCGGCCTGGTGTCTGACGTGTGGAACGGGGTGACCCGGGAGGTCTCCTGCGGGTACCTGTGCGAGTACGTCCCGGACGGGAGCGGCTACAAGCAGCAGAACATACGCGGCAATCACGTGGCGGTGGTCCCCAGGGGCCGCGCCGGCCACGAGGTAGCGATAAAAGACCAGGCCGCCAGCGAGGCGGGGAAAGGAAAGAAACGCATGAAGAAGGAAACAAAAGAGGCGCTTTACCGATTCTTCGGCCTCGCGGCGCAGGACGCGGAACCGGAGGAGCTGGAAAAGCTCACCAGCGATTTGTCGAAGGTGATGGACGCTGAGCCGGACAAGCCGGCGAAGGCTCAGCCCGCCGGTGACCAGGACTGCGGCACGGGCGACGTGATGGTCGAGCGGGCCCCCAAGGGCGACGATCTGGGGAGCACGCTGGACAAGATCCTGGAGCGCCTGGAGGCCCTGGAGCACAAGAACGACCGGGAGGAGAAGGCCCTCCATGACGAGGACGACCTGGACGACCTCATCGAGAAGCTGGCCGGCGCGGAGCACGCCGGGCAGGAAGCCGCCGTCACCATCCCGGCGGACGAGATGGCCGACATGGCCCCGGCGGCCAAGGACGCGGCGGTGGCGCTGCTCAGGAAGGTCCGCCCGGCGGTGGCGGCCATCAAGGACGAGAAGGAGCGTTCCCGGGTAGTGGACGCCCTGCTCTCCACCATCCAGGGCCCCAACGTCATGGGCAAGGTCATGGAGGCCGCTGCGGCCAACGCCAGGAAGGCGGCGGACGCCGCCCAGGCCGGCACCTTTGAGGAGCGCTGCCGGGCCTCCGAGGCCGCCTACGCCGCCCGGAACCCCCACAAGAAGAAGGAGGACTGAGCTATGGGACTGAACCCTCAGAATATCGGAAAAACCATGAACCACGGCTTCGCAGGCAGCTATGCCCGGCAGCCGGACATGATCGCCAACACCCACCCCGCCGGAGCGGCCATCGCCTTCGGTGCGGCGCTCCGGTACGACGCCGACGGCGCGGTGGTGCCCATGGGCGCGGGAAGCACGGCGGAGGACTTTGTGGGCGTGGCCTCCCGGGAGGTCAAGAGCGCTCTCAACTACCTGGAGCAGGATATCGGGGCCTACGCCAAAACCGAGGCTGTGCCCGTGTTCATGCGGGGGGCCATCAACGTCAAGTGCAATGTGGGCGCGCCCAAGCTGGGCGGTGCGGTCTATGTCCGCATCGCGGCAAACGAGAGCATCCCCACCGGCGCGGTGGGCGGCTTCGAGGCGGCGGCGGACGGAGCGAACACCGTGGAGCTGACCAACTGCCAGTGGGCCGGCCCCGCGGACGCCAACGGCATCGCTGAGCTGCGCATTCTGACCATGAACAAGGCGTAAGGAGGAGAGAGCATGAAAAGATTTCAGAATGTCGGCACCTTTGACGCCGGCGTCATCACAAGCTCCGGCGGTGCGGCCCCCGGCGGCAGCGCCATGACGATGGACGCGGCGGGGATTGCCTCCGGCATGGCGTTCCTCACCAGCGAGCTGGAGAAGCGGGACCCGCTTATCCGCAAGCCCCTGACCAGCGTCACCTATCCCCGGGACATCGTGGTCAAGTCCGGCGGCGGCTGGGTGGACTACGTCTCCGCCCAGGCCGTGGGCTACGGCATCACCGGCGGCAGCCCTGTCCAGGCCGGGGGCGCCAACGGCCTGCCCATCGTCCAGGCCAACCTGGAGAAGGGCCTGTACAAGGCCCACACCTTCGCGGCGGCGCTGCGGGTCATGTGGGTGGACATGCAGAAGGCCAACTACATCGGCCGCTCCCTGGACCAGCTGCTCCAGGACGGAATGCGCATGGCCTACGACAAGCACATGGACCAGAACGTCTACACCGGCATGGAGGAGTACGGCTCCACAGGGCTGGTGAACAACCCCGACGTGACGGAGACCTCTGTCACCGGAGGCACCTGGGCCGCAAAGACCAAGGAGCAGATCCTGGCGGACATCAACAGCGCCCTCACGGCAGTCTGGGCGGCGGCGGAGTACGACGAGGACGCCATGCCCAACCACATTCTGCTGCCCTACGAGCAGTACACCTACATCATGAACACTATGGTCACAGACCTGGCAACGGAGACCATCCTGGACTACGTGCTCAAGAACAATGTGGCCGCCAAGAACGGCAAGAGCCTGTACATCGGGGCCACCCGCTGGTGCAAGGGCGCGGGTACCGGCGGGGCGGACCGCATGGTGGTCTACGTCAACCATGAGCGCTTCCTCCAGGTGGAGGAGCTGGTCCCCCTGGCCCGGGTCATGAGCCAGCCCAACGCCACGGAGTTCTGCTACGACACGGCCTACGCGGCGAACCTCTCGGAGGTGGAGCTGTTCTATCCCCAGACCATGCAGTATTTCGACGGGATTTAAGGAGGGCGCGGGAATGTTTGTAGTATCCAGGAGAAACATCATCCTCCCCGGCCCCAACGGGGAGCGGTTCAGGATGGAGAAGGACTACATGGGCCCGGTCCCGGCCTGGGCGGAGGATTCCGCCTATCTGAAGGCCCTGGCGGCGGACGGCAAAGTCATCCTCTCCGAGCGCGGCACGGACAAGGACTTTGAAAAGAAGGAGAAGCCCCCCAAGAAGGAGAAGCCCCCCAAGAAGGAGTCTGAGGAGAAGCCCAAGGAAGAAGATCCTGCGCCGAGCGGCCAGGAGGAGCGGGATGCTCTGGCCGAATAAGCCGCAGTTCTTCGGCGTCCGGGCGGCAGCGGCCAACATCGGCCACAGCCGGGGCAGCTACTCGGCGGATATGTTCCAGGCGGATTTTCCCCAGTTCTTCCAGGATAACGGGACGGGCCTGGTGCCCGAAACGATGCTGGAGGAGTTCATCCGCCAGGCCAACGCCGCCATCCAGCCGGACAAGTGGACCGACGGCTGGCGGTACGCCTGCGGGCTGTACGCGGCCCATCAGGCGACGCTCTACCTGCGGACCTTTGCGGAGAGCTCCGCCACTCCGGCGGAGGCGGCGGCGACCGGGGCGCTGGTGGGGGTCATGCGCTCGGCGAAGCTGGGCCAGGACAGCGTGACCTACGACACGGACCCGCTGACGAAGGCCACGGAGAGCTGGGGGGACCTCAACGCCACCCAGTACGGCCAGCTCCTGGCCACAAAGGCGCGGCTGGTGGGAATGGGAGGGACTTACGTGATATGAATTTCAGAGACTGGTATACAGACCGCATGGACATCTACCGGGTACAGCCGGTCAGGGACGGCGCTCTGACCCGCCACGAGCGGCGGAAAATCGCGGAGGACATCCCCTGCCGGGTCTACCAGACGGACGCCGCCCGGCTGGAGCTGAACCAGACCGCCGCCGCCTCG